ATGATCATTAGCCAAAGTTTTGGGTATACCTCTAAGCAATTTGGGTACATTTCGCGGTGTACCCAATGGATCACGGTAAGGATTTTCAGGTATTCGCACATGCCAAAACTTACAGACATGCAGATCCGCGCATGGATTAAGAGCGGGGAACGCTTCGAGGGGCGAGCAGACGGTGACGGCCTCTATCTGAGGTTTCGAAAAGAGGATAAAACTCCTTTTTGGCGCTATCGATATAAGCTGGTGGGGAAGGCCCGCACCATGATGATCGGTTCTTATTCCGATTTCTCACTGGCAAAAGCCCGAGATATAGCGAAAGAGCTATCCGCACGGGTAGCGCTCGGGTATGACGTAGCCGCAGAGAAGCAGGAGCGCAAGGCTGAGGCAATAGCGAAGATTGAGGCTGAGAAGAACGCCATTCACGTTTCAGAGCTTGCCGCTGAGTATTACGCCCGCCAGATAGAAACCACTTACAAACACCCGGAGCTTTTCCGCAGCAGCCTGCAAAAGAACATCGTTGCGCTCATAGGAAAGATGAAGGTAGAGGACGTTCGCCCGCGGCACATTGATAGCGTCCTGCAGGATGTGTTAGAGCGCGGATCTCCCACGGTAGCTAATGATGTACTTCGCATGCTCAAACGCCTGTTTGATTACGCTGTGGTACGCGGAATGATAGAGGTTAACCCGGCGATATCCTTTGGCTCCAAAGACGCTGGCGGGAAGGAGCAGGGGCGCAAACGCGCGTTAAGCCGTGATGAGCTGATTATGTTCTTCAAGGCGCTACGCCGCGGGCGTGGAATCAGCAGAGAGAATGAGCTGACCTTCAAGATTATTCTGGCGCTTGGGGTGCGCAAAATGGAGCTCTGTGCCGCCGAATGGTCGGAGTTCGACCTTGATAACGAGGTGTGGCATCTCCCTGGCTCGCGGGCAAAGAATGGTGATGACATCGATATCCCGCTGCCGGCGCCAGTGATCGAATGGATTAAAGAGATTCGACTTTTCGCCGGTGATAGTCGCTGGTTAATTCCGGCCAGACGCGCCAGAACAACGGCCCACGTTAGCCGTGCCACGCTGAATATGGTTATGCCGTCCGTACTTAAAGAAATGGCTGACGTTGAGCCGTTCAGTATCCATGACCTGCGGCGCACCATGCGCACCCAGATGGCCGCGATAGGCATTGACCCGGTGATAGCCGAGCGTTGCCTTAACCATAAAATACCGGGCATAGAGGGTATTTATAACCGTCACCAGTACTTTGATGAGCGGAAAGCGGCGCTGGCGCAGTGGGCGAATCTGCTGGTGGCCTTAGAAACTGGTGAAGATTATAACGTGACGCCAATAAGCATCGCGATGAACGCGTCAGCTAAATGAGATTATTATGAGACCAGATAAAAACATCAAGAGCAGAATTTTACCACTAGAATTTTGCGATCTCCAAAAAGCCAGTAGTATGCTGGGTTGTTCAGTCGATGACTTGTTTCATTGGGCTGAAATTAATGCTATTAGCCTTTCTCTTAGGCTTGATTATTTCCCAAGCTTTCTATCTTTTGATCACGTAGGTGGGAAGGATAGCGCAGAGCTATTTGAATCACTAATTTCAGAGTACAACCAAGTTACTCTAAGTGTCGAAAGGCGCGTTTCATACTTCATGCCTGACATGAACAATCCAGAAGTATATAGAGATGGAAATAGAATACATGTTAAAGGATGGGCTTTTGGCTTGTGGGCTATTAGGCCTAATAAAATCAGGGAGTTGAGTTCTGTTGGTCAGATAGAGCTTAATGAAGCTCTCGTTGTTGATCAGCATATGGATTTGTATATTAAGCATGACATTCGCGCCTTTCTCAGGGCTGAGAATGTATTTAGGGAAAAAACACTCCCTATATTGGTTAGACCTTCTCATGGTGACCCCAACCCTGAAGAGATTATAAATGCCATTAATAAGAAAATAGAATATCACACAATAAGCAAAGATGACGTGCTTCTTTCAAGGCATTGGATTAAAAAACTTCATGATTGCATTGAAAATAATGAGGGTATTTATAATTCATTTGATTTGGATGGTTTCTCTTATGAAGAGAAAGAAATGTTTGACATTAATAATGTACATGGAAACGTTGAAATATCGGCACGTAAAAGAGAAGAGGTTTATAAAGCAGCAATTTATTGGCTTTTAAATGACCCTGAATCGTGCAAAGGAAAGAAAGGTGATATTACACAACAGGCCTGGGCAAAGCGCATAGTCGAGGGGCGACATGAGAAACCGATATCCTTGGGTGAGGACAAGATAATAAAATGTCTGAGAGAGGCTATGAAGGGTGACAAGAACTGATATCACCAGGCTAATAAAATATTAACCTACAAAAACAAAATGGCGTCACTTATCAACCATTCCTCATGATGTATAGCATAAGCCCTGTAACGACGCATAAACCGAAACAGAGGGGTTACAGGGCATATGCAAGAGCAAGAAACACTTAGCGTAACAATTCCATCCAGTGGTTACATTCGACGCTTCCGCTTGGCTCAGCACCTCGGCATTCACGTGGCCACGTTGGATCGCTGGGTTCGCGATAAGCACATTCCATCCCCGGTTAAGTTGGGGGAAAAAATCACTGCTTTTAATGCGGTAGAGATTAACAAATGGCTGGCAGAGCGCCGCGGGAAGGTGGTCTGATGCAAAAAGAAAACCGCCCATTACAGGCGGCTAACACAGATACTCGCGGATCTGATGTTACGCCACCAGCCTGCACCGTTCAAGCCTCAAAGCGCATTCCGAAGAAACACCGTGCCCGCACCTACATGCTGCGCTGCGGGGTTGGTGGGTGGACAGAAAACGATATCCTGCGCAATTGCCGCCTTTCATCTGGCCGCAACTATGCGAGCGAACTTGAGCGCGAGCTTGATATTTGCCTGGAACGCTTGGAAGAGAAAAACCCTGATGGTATCGGTGCGCACATGCGTTACCGGTTTGCGTGCCGCGGTGACGTGCTGAAGGTGATTCAGTTCGTTAACCGCATGGCCGCAGTCAACCAACATTGCGGGCTTTCAAAGCAGGATATCGCCGACATTCTGAACCTCTACCCGGACAACTTCACCGCCGCATAACGGAGCCGAAAAAATGAAAATCGAAAAAAGCAGATTCAATTCTGAGGCCGCCCCTCAACCCAAGGTTAACCCGGGCGTAATTAACGGCAATGACTTTGCCGCCATCGTTCCCGTTATTCCCGGCCAAATTGGCGGGCGTGAAGCCAATATTGCGAGCGCCAGAGCCTTGCATAAGGCGCTGGGGGTGGGCCGCGACTTCACCACCTGGATTAAAGGGCGCATTAGTCAGTATGGTTTTGCCGCTGGTGTGGATTACATCACCGTTGAAAATTTGAGCTCACCCGTTTCGGGGAGCGCAAAATTTCGCCAGCAAATCGAGCATGATTATCTGCTATCGCTGGATATGGCTAAAGAAGTGGCAATGGTTGAACGCAACGAGCAGGGCCGCGCCGTTCGGCGTTACTTCATTCAGTGTGAGGAAGCACTACAGCGCAGTGTGCCAGAGATTGCCGCTCAGTATCGCCGCCAGCTAAAAGCCCGAATCAGCGCGGCTAACAACTTCAAGCCAATGTGTGAAGCGCTAGACGCCGCCCGCGCAGAACAGGGCAAACAGACACAGCAGCGCCACTACAGCAATGAAAGCAACATGATCGCCCGTATCGTGCTGGGTGGCATGACGGCGAAGCAGTGGGCGCAGGCAAATGGCATTCCTGGCGAACCACGGGACAGCATGAACGCCACACAGCTTGAACACCTCGCCTATCTGGAAAGCACCAATATCACGCTAATTGAGCTGGGGCAGGACTACCAGAAGCGCAAAGACGAGTTAATGCGCCTTTCACAGCGCTGGCTGGCGAAACGTATGGGGGTAAGCCATGCGTAACCAAAACCCCCAGCCGGGAAGCCGTTACAAGGATTCTCACGGGGCTGTAGTGACCGTTGAGCGCGTCGAGCATAACCGCGTGACATTCTACCGCGACGGATATTCGCACCCGTGCGTACAGCCCATTGAGCGCTTCATGAAGGAGTACACGGAGGTGAAGCAATGATTACCGCCGCCCAGGGTAAAAGCCTCTCTCTGGCTGGCCTGATGCTTCCACACTCAGGCTTTAAAACCTTAGCAAAACTTAGCTTTCCATTTGCTGAACAGGGGGATTATTTTCCCCGTATCGCTGGTGGGGTGAATTGTATTGCTACCCCTGACAGCCGCGCCGCGTTGGTTTTCGAGACAAGTACGCGAGAATTTTCGGGCACGTTAGAGGCGAATTTCGTGAACAGTACGCGCGATGGACGTCACACCTGCAGCAAAGAGTTTTGCGAGTCCATAAAAAAGGGCTTGATGTCCCACGCCATCCCGGTCTATGGTTATAGCGCACCAGCAAAATCTGGTGCCGGGATTGGCGTCCTGGTAAAGTTGTCGGCGACATATGACGCGCCAAGCGTCTTTTTTTGTGTCGTTAGCTCAGTACACCCTTTTTTCAGCGGTTCGGTGTCATACCGGACTTGCCTCAGAATTATGGTGGGCTGGGCGGGGGCTTCTTCGGAAGCGCCGGTTTCCGATAACGCCGGTTACGCCAACCCTGTCCAGTCCATCACCAGTGAAATTGGCGTTTCCGGTGATGGGTTTAATCCCCTGTTATCGGAGGCTGCCACATGTTGGCTACTACCCCTACCCAAATTCCGCAATTCATCTGGATTATCGCCGCTGTTCGCCGCGATATGCCGACAATTACCGCAAAAATTCACCATATCGCCGCACCTACTGAGCGCGAAGCCCGCCGTTCTCTGGTTCGGGATCACGTCTGCTTTTTCGCTGGTCGCATCCGTCTGGAGGTGGCTCATGCTTAAAACCTACGATGTACCGGTTAATCCAACCGAACGCACCCACCACCTGATTTCTCTGGCGGAGTTGATGCGTGATGTATTGGACAGTAAAGCGGATTCCCGCGATGACTATCTGGAGGCATTGATTGCCATGCTGGATATGTCTTTGCGTGATCTGCATGGCCTGCTGGAAGGCAATGAACTGCCGGAGGTACGCCATGCGTAACTATTTCCTCATCACCGGGTACGCCGTTAATAAGCGCGGTTTAACGGTTGGTATCGGCTATCAGCTCACATCCAGCGACACCAAAACAGCAACGGCCCACGCAGTGCTTCAGGCGCAGCGTGAAGGTCTCAGCCATGTGCGCATTACCCGCGTTCGGGAGGTGGCTGCATGAGCCTGTATAACGATTTAGTTCGCCACGAGTTCGGCAAAGGCGTCACCTCTGATGAGCTGGAAAGCATTCAGAACCGCAAAGACGAGGCCGTGAGTGATTTGATGCTCGGCATTAGTGCCATTGGCAGCCTGATGTTCTGGGCTACGGACAATGGCAACTACACCGAGGAAACCGCAAAGGGAGACATGCGCAAAATAGGCGCAATGCTAGGTACGGTTGGTGAGGTGGTGCTGGCGCTGAACGATACCGCAGCGAACGCGGGTGTATGTCGTTCTGACTGCGGGAAGGAATCAAAGGTGAGGTCAGCCAAATGAATATAAACGCTATATACCGCCATCCTGCCGAGCAAGAGGCCGAGGCAATGCTATCCCGTGTGCAACCTTATCCGGAAGATTTTACGCTGGCAGAGCGTACCGCGGAACGCATGACCCGCGCCCGCAATTGGCTGGCTCACGTTATGACTGATTTAGCCACTCAACTAAACGATGAACAGGCCGAAATCGTGTATTGCTGGCTGAGTAAAGTCCTGACGATTGTCGATATGGCCAGAATTGATGCGGAGGGCAGCGCATGAATACAGTCGCCGTAATTGAACCAGAAACCATCCCGACAGGTGACGCAACGGCAGCGGTGCGCTATGCCAGTGAATTGCTTGAGTTATGGAATCTTTATCTGGACGGGCCATTACGTGCCGCCAATCCGCTTTATGGTGCCAGACTTGCGACATTAATCACCGAATTGAGATGCGCAACCATTAGAACCGAGCGCAAAGTTAATCGCCTGGCTGATGAACTAACGAAGATGCGCGAGTATCGGGAGGGCAGCGCATGAGCAAGTTATCCCTGATTGATTCAGCCTGCCGTATCAAGCAAGCGCAGCAAGTTCTTTCTCTTTGGCTTGAAGCACCGATTAAAAAAGATAGCGGCACGGATCATCTTATTGGCGCAGTCATTACCCTTCTGGATGGTATCCCCGAGCTGATGGATTCAGTAGAAGGCGAGTTAGTTGATATGGATTTGAGTCTGGACGGCAAAGCATGAGCAACGTAGAGAAATTCACACCGGGAAATGACGACGTATTACGCGCCGAAGCCACACCGCACGGCGTCAATATCATGACCCGCAATGATGCCGGGGGATTTGAGCTGGTTGCTCTTATCAGCTACGAGAGCGCCGTGAACGGCCTTGACGCCGGAGAGTACGACGACAAGCCAGATATCGGATACGCCATACATTTTGCCGTTGCTGATGGCGGGGCGCGTGGCTGGTTCGACTTTACCGCGCAGCATAACGTCACTATGTGGCGCTGGCTGATTGCTGCGACGTTCATTTCTGAGATGAAGCGCGAAAACGGCACAACCACCATCAAGGAGGATGACGGCAAATCGTCGCTGGTGACGTTTTATTCAAATGGCACGGAGGGGATCGTGGTTTACCCGTTCGCGGAACGTCTGGCGATGGCTAACAACATGGAGGGCGCGATGATTGAGCGCTACGGCATTGAGCAGGGAACAGCGAACGCCATTGTTTTTTATCAGGCCATGATCGACACGGAGCGCGGCGAGTTGACCCCGTTCGGGCGTCAGACGCTGGCAGAGCTACACGATGGATTCATTGCCGATCTGAATGAAAACGGCTTGCCTGAAATGCCAGCGGCGCACTGAGGGAGGTAACACGAATGCGTAATATCGACCTTATCCGCGAAGTGACCAGCGCCGCAGCAGGGCGATGGCCTTATGTGCTGGCCGGATTGTCTATCGACGTTCCTGATTCATCGCGCCGCCATGCCCCCTGCCCTGCATGTGGTGGGAAAGACCGTTTCAGATTCGACGACAACGGGCGCGGCAGCTTTATCTGCAACCAGTGCGGCGCGGGCGATGGCTTAGACCTGATTAAGAAGGTGAACAAATGCGACACCACGGAGGCGGCACAGCTTGCCGCTGATGTGCTGGGTATTGATTACCGGGCCGCAGAATCAGCACCAGACGCTGCCAGCCAGAGACAGAGGCAGTTAGCCGCAGACCGCCAGCAGCGTGAGCAGGAGCGCCAGAAACAGGCAGCAGAGGACGCAGATCAGCGAAGGGCTACGTTTGCCCGTCTGTATACCGGAATGCGCCTGAGATCCATACAGGGAGAATCTGAGTACCTGCAATCAAAAGGGCTGACCGGGTTTAAATACCCGCTTATGCCCGATGGTTCGTTATTGCTGGAGCTGGTGGATGAATCCGGCGCAGTCACAGCCGCGCAGACCATCACCCCGCAGGGAGAAAAGCGACTCATTAAGGGATCGGCAAAGCGCGGGGCATATTACGCCGTAAACGCGCTGGAACGGCCTCAAAGCGTCGTGATTGCCGAGGGGCTGGCTACCGCTCTAACGTGTCACTTAATTCGCACAGACGCGCTGACAGTGGCAGCAATCGACGCGGGCAACCTGCTGCCCGTCGCCGAAGTCATGCGCCGGAAGTACCCACAGGCACAAATCATCATCGCCGCTGATAACGACCACCAGCAAGGAGGCCCCGAAAGTGGGGGCACCAATACGGGCAAAGACGCCGCAGAAAAAGCCGCCTTATCCGTGGCTGGCTGGGTATCACTGCCCCCGACTGAGTGCAAAGCAGACTGGAACGACTATCACCAGCAGCACGGGCTGGAAACCGCTACAGCAGCATTTAACGATTCAATGTACCAACCGAAGGGGGAAGATGTGAAACCGCAGCTACAGGCCATTGAGGGCGGTAAAAAACGCCGGAGCGCAGAGGCCGGGGATATTTCACAGATGGCCGCGAGCCAGAAGGCAAAACTACTTTCCTCACGATGGGAAATGCTGGCAGTCAACCCGGACAGCGGCAGCGTTTATTGCTATGGCTCTGGCGTGTGGGAAAAGGTGGCTGACAGCGAGCTTGAGCGGGTAATGGTATCAATTTTTGAGGAGCACGAAGCCCACTACACTGAGAAGGGCATCAAATCCGTGGTTGCCACCATGAAATTACAGCTACCTGTTATCGGTGAGCAGCGCGGCGATCTTATTGGTTTTGAGAACGGCGTGTATGACCTCACCGCGCAGACGTTCAGCCCGCACAGCCCCGATAATTGGCTGGTAAACCACAATGGCATTGCCTATATGCCGCCGGCACCCGGCGAGAACCTCGCTACCCATGCCCCCAGCTTTACCCGATGGCTGAATCATGCAACGGCGGGTAATAACCAGAAGGCCGAACGCATCAAAGCAGCCCTGTTTATGGTGCTGGCGAAGCGTCACGACTGGCAGCTATTCATTGAGGTGACGGGAGAAGGTGGCAGCGGTAAATCAGTGTTCAGCAGCATAGCCACTACACTGGCAGGTGAGCACAATACCGCTAGCGGTAGCATGAGCACGCTGGATCTTGCCCGCGGGCGTGCGCAGTTTGTGGGTAAGAGCCTGATAATCATGCCTGACCAGACCCGTTATGTGGGTGAAGGTGCGGGTATAAAGGCTATAACGGGCGGCGATCCAGTAGAGATTGATGGGAAGTATGAGAAGCAATTCACCACCGTGCTGAGCGCCGTCGTGCTGGCAACCAATAACGAGCCGATGACCTTTACCGAACGCAACGGGGGAATTGCTCGCCGCCGGGTGATATTCCCTTTTAACAACCCGGTATCAGAGGCAGATAAAGACCCGGATCTCACAGCAAAAATCAGGTCAGAAATCCCGGTAATTATCCGCCACCTGCTGGCCACATTTGCAGACCAGAACAAAGCGAAGACTCTTTTAATTGAGCAGCGTGATTCTCAAGAGGCGCTGGACGTTAAACGCGGTACTGACCCGGTGATAGACATGTGCGCGGCTTTGTACTTCATGAATGAGCCAAAGGGTTTGATGATGGGCGGTGGTTCCTGGGCTGGCCAGCCAGAGCCGAGGGCATATCTCTATCATCTGTATCTGGCATTCCTGGAATATCACGGGCTGGGTAAACCGCTGTCTGTGGAGAAGTTTTCACGGGCCATGAAGAACTCCGCGAAGGAATACCGAAGCCAGTATCTTACAAGGAAAGTCAGGGGGCGCACCCAGACCAACCTCAGCATAACGGAACTGGCAGAGGAATTTATCCCCCGCGCCTACGGGGCTGATATTCCAGAAACCCCATAGTGAAACTTTTTTAGGGTGATTTACGTCTACACCTCTACCAAATGTGCTTTCAGGCCAGTGATAGCAAGGGATACAGGCAGGTAGACGTATATATATTTACCTCTACCTTACGTCTACATACCTCTACTTTAGAAATGGCTGTATAAATAATCAGGGTAGACGTAAGTAGAGGTAAGGTAGACGTACAAAATGAAACCTCTACCCGGCTGAAAGCCGCATGGTTGCTGACCTTGAGCGATTTTTAATGGTAAAGGTAGACGGGTAGACCGACAACACCCCCAAAAAGATTTGCAGGGGGGTATCCAGAATGATGAATAGAGGAAAAATGAAAAAATTCGCTGAGTGCCAGGGGAGACCATCGCTGCTCATTCCTGGCGATCATTTAGAATACTGCGACAGGTTTAAGTATCCGGTGATTATTGTATGGAAACGTGTCAAATATGCCGATGTAACCTGGCTGAACGAGCCGTTTCAGGTATCACATAGAGAACTGTTTCACCGCGATGACTTCCGGCAGGACTTAGAGGAAAGAGCAGAAGTTATCTACCTGCGATATGCCACACCGAAGACAGCCAGAGCCATTACTTACTCGTTTATTACCCTGTACGAACTTGAGCAGCATTCAGCTTTAGAGGCCGCAGAGGCATTATTTGATATGACGATTGCAATCATTCGTGAATATGAATCTGCAGGAGCGAAACAATGACAGCACAGATATCAGCATACGGGCGGCTGGTGGCAGATCCTGAGACCCGAACAACGGGAAAAGGTACGAGCATGGCTATGGCCCGGCTGGCGGTATCGCTGCCGTGCAATGCCGCAGCGGACGGGCAGGCTACCTTCTGGCTGGGCGTCATTGCCTTTGGGAAGCAGGCCGATGCGCTGGCCAAGCACCAGAAAGGCGATCTCGTCAGCGTGGCGGGCAATATGCAGATCAATCAGTGGACGGGCCAGGATGGCGGCACCCAGCAGGGTTACCAGGTACTGGCCGACAGTGTGATCAGCGCCAGAACAGCCCGCCCCGGAGGCAGACAGGGGCAGCAGGGGCAAGCAACAGACGCGCTACGGCGTGCGCAGCAGCAACCGGCCCCGCCGGGCTATGAGGACTACGACCAGACGTCGCCATTTGATGACAGCATACCGCTCTGAGGGGGATCGTAACATCGTAAACGACAGCAAGGCAGAAGCACTTGAAGTTAAGGGGCTGTATCGCCGGGCCGCCACCCGCTTGATTGATGTTATGTGGTGCTGTACGGAAGATGACGACCGGGATTGGGTGCGGCAGCGCCGGGATGATTGTCTTCAGAAGGTGAGGCGCCCACCGGCCAAACCTGACGACTACGGTGGACTGCAGGCGTCGGCGACTCGGACGCAGGACAGGATGGGGATCGGTAGGCCGAACGGGGAGGTGTTCAGGATGAAGGGAAGAAAGTTTGGCATCCTGGCGGGTAATTCGCATTCGAGCCTGTATTTCAGTGATAGGATGCTTTTCTACTCTGGGATGAAGGGATAAAACGATGAAATATTTGACAGGGCTACTGTTCTTATCGGTGATGGTCATTGCTGGATGTGGCGACACTCCAGATTCTCAGCTAATCAATGATGCTCATGAGTCCGTAAAAAAAGAGTTGGCAAAAAAGTACAAGCCTGGAGAGTGCCAAAAATGGCAGTTTATGGAAAGTTCAGGCGTCATCAAGGCTGGAGCCTCAAAGTTGATATGTGATAGCGAGTTTAACATCGACAAGGGATTGCGTTTTAGTGAGGAAAAAGTGTATAGGCATGACGGATTTAATGCGGTATGCGGGAAAGTATCTGGCTATACAGATGTAGGAAAAATTAGCGGAGAATATATTTTCACGGACAAACAGGCTGATAATGTAATTATAAAAGCGTCAAAGTCGGAGCTTGCTATGGTCAACAATGAGACTAGCCGTAAACTACAGAAGTTATATGATGATCTTTTCAACCTCGAAATGAAAAATTGTAAGTGAAGTAACAACGAAATTTTATAACTAAAAATCAAAAGAACCCTGCTAAGACGGGGTTTTTTATCGCCTGAAAACAAGAGAAATCGATCGTGACCATAAAATAATCATTTCAATTTGAGCAATGTATTGTGTGAGTGTTGACAAAATTGCAAGTATAATCACTGTATAAATATCAGGAGGTACGCAATGGCAACACCATCCGTAAAACCCGTTCTTCTCAGCATGGAACAGATCGAGAAACTCCGTACGCTGCAGGAAAATGAACGGAAGAAATCACCGCTGGGCATTGCTCCCACCATCCACGTTATCGCGCGTCAGTTGATGGAACGCGCTTTAAGCACAGAAATGGAGGCGTAATGGAACAACTACAACGACTGGCAGAGGCTATCGCTGAAACCTACATTCGCGATCTGCGCCGGGAAACGGGAGATAATGTTATTACCGTTGATGGCGTCAGCGGCAATGTTGAAACGCACCTTTTAGCCGCGGGGCTGGTGGATAACTCAGTTTCAGCAGCCAAAAACCAATACGGGGCGACATTTGAACGTGAAGCATATCAAATGTTACTGCGGTTAATTTCTCTCGATGGCCCGGAGTATCGGCTGACTGAGCATGGTGCTTACGTCATCACCTTCATGACGACTAAGGCTTTAAAAAAACAGTCTTCCACGACAGTACACTGAGGTGCGTATGAGTAATAATTTTGGTAATTATTACATTGAAATTGACGCTGATGTCTTACCGTTCCTCAAGGGGATGGACAAGGTACAGAGCACTCTTGATGCTCTTTCGGCTGATTCGAAAAATGGCAGTAAAGCCTTTGATAATTTGAGCTCGTCCGTATCTAGTGCCGGAACCTCATTTAGTGAACTTGCTGGCTACGCCCGCTCAATGGATAGCTCGCTCAAAACCTTAAACTCAAATGTGAATGCCATCACGCGGGCTATGCAGGAAGCTGGTTCAAGTGCCGGCGGCGCTGGTGCTGAGTTTACTAGGGCAGAGGCTATCCTTGAGAACCTGGGGAACCAATTGGCAATTCTCGACGAAGCCCAAGAAAACGGCGCACGTAGCGCAGCAATCCTCGCTGCACAGATCCGGGCGGGCTCGAAGGCCACCGATGAAGAGAAGCAGAAAATCGGCGAGCTTACCGGGCGACTCTATGACATGAAAACGGGAGTTGATACCGGAGCCAAAAGCCACGGCAACTGGAAAAACACCATGCAGCAGGCCGGGTATCAGGTTCAGGATTTTGTTGTGCAGGTTCAGGGTGGGCAGTCTGCGCTGGTGGCCTTTGCGCAGCAGGGCTCTCAGTTGGCCGGTGCTTTTGGCCCCGGCGGTGCTGTACTCGGTGCCGTTATCGCTATTGGTTCCGCGGTGGCCGGTACGCTTGTAGCGTCTTTGGGTAAGGGTAAGGATGCGATGGAAGCGCTTCAGGACGCCACGAAAACGCTCGACGATGTAATGACGGTATCGAGTAATGGCGTGGCGGCGCTATCAGATAAATATGCTGAAATGGCCCGTATTAACCTTTCTGTCGCAACAGCCATGAAAAAGCAGGCTGAGTTAGAGGTAAGCAATGCGCTGGCAAAGCTACCATCACAGATTAAAGATGTGACAACTGAGTTTATTACGTTGACTGACAGGATTACCTCCGGATTTTCTGGCGCATCTCCTAGCATTAGATTGTTCAACGCAAACCTGAAGTACCTCGGGGTTACAACAGACGATTATGGACAAGCAGTCCAGCAGGCCATGTCTAAAGGCCCGGATTTTCAGACAATAACTCTTTCAATGGCAGGTACAGTTGATGCGATAGCTGAGCGTTTTGGATGGACGAGCGATCAAGCTTTTCTATTCACTAAAAAACTCTCTGAGGTTAGCAATAAGGCAGCGCCGGCCACTGATGATCTAATAGCACTAAATAATATCATTTTAAGCAACGGAAGCAGTACGCAAAAAGGGAGTGAGCAAACAGCCATATACTCCCGAAAGATGTTAGATATGGCTAGCAGTGCGGTAACAGCAGAGGCAAAGCTGGCGCAACTACGAGCCATTACAATCAGCCTCAGCGACAGCCAGGCTAAGGCCTTGCAGCAGGCCCGCCAGGAGCTTTTCATCACTAAACAGACTGGAGAGGCCAAACAGCAGGCGCAGGCATGGCGTGACGCTGAACGGCAGGGACTTAAAGCCGGTACGCAAGCTTTCAGAGAATACTATCAGGTTAAGCTCCAGACATATAAGCAGCAGGAAGCCAACGCCGAAGCCGCTAAAAACGAGCGAAACGCACAGAGCGAAGCTAATTCGGCAGCAAAACAAGCAGGTACTCAGGCAGAACGGAATGCCCGTATCCTTGAGGATTATCAGCAGAGGGCGGCTTTGTCTGCTGACTCCACCAGCGACCTCTCCCGCGAGCAGGCGATACTGGCGGCGAAGCAAAAACTAATTAACCCAACGCCCCAGCAGGTCGCTCAGGTTGAAAGAGACGCAGCAGCGGTATGGGATAAGGCCGCTGCCCTGAAAGCACAGAATGCGGTTCCTGAGCGCAAGGAGAACGCCGACTATGCCGCCCAGCGTAAGGCACTCGACAGTCTGAAAGACCAGAAGAACGCCAATGGTGAGCTGATAATCTCACAGGAGCAGTACAACCGCGCCTCAGAGCAGTTGGAGGAGCAGCACCAGGTAAACCTCGCCAAAATCCGCGCACAGCAGGTCGTGAGCCCGACGCAGGAGGCGCAGGGACAGATAGACCCAGTTCAACAACTGGCTAATCAGCACGCCCAACAAATCGCGTTAATACAGCAATTCGAGACACAGAAGGGCCAGCTAACCCAGCGCGGCATCGAGCTGATGAACGCGGCGAATAAACAGTATGAGCAGCAGCGAATCGCCGCGCAGTGGGAGATCTACCGCAATCAAAGCCTGAGTAATGAAGCGCTGGCGGCATCGTTTGATGCGCTGGCCGGGAATGCTTCTAACGCCCTTACCGGTGTGGTAACGGGGAGTATGAGCGCTCAGGAGGCGATGCGCTCTTTATCCAGCACTGTGCTGAATAGCCTGATTAACTCCTTCGTCCAGATGGGCGTTGAGTGGGCTAAAAACGCCATTATGGGGGCTACCACTCAGCAGGCTGCCATTATCGCCACTTCTGCGGTTCAAAATGCTGCCGTGGCTACTCAGGTTGGCGTTTCTACTGCCGCAGCCGCTACAACAACTGCTGCATGGACGCCTGCAGCGCTAATGGCATCGATAGCATCTATGGGTACTGCGGCTAAGATTGGCTTGGGTGCTTTACTCGGTGTTATGGCTATGGGTATTGCTGGCGGCCGTAAGAATGGCGGCTCGGTATCATCCGGCAATATTTACCCTGTAGGCGAAGGAAACCTCCCGGAGTTCATGCAGACCAGCAAAGGTCTATTCATGATCCCTGGTGATGATGGTCGAGTATTCAGTAACAAGGATGTGACAAGCGGCTCTCCGAGCATCAAGAGAGCGTCAACCGGTAAAGAATATCTCCCGGCATCCTCCGCATCATCCAGCCAGGCAGAAAGCCGCACTGAACGACCGATACAGGTCAACATAACCCTTATCGACCAGACCACCGGCAATCAGCACAACATCACTGGCACTGAAGCTTTCCAGCAAGGTGACGTTGTGACAGTTACTGGATGGCTGAATGACGTAGATACCGCCGGCCCAATGTCTACAGCATTCGCAGATGCTCACGGACTAAGAAGGCAGGCAAGGGGGGCTTTTTAAAGTTGACCCGAGGGGGATGGTTTATCGCCCCCCCTTTTGTTACGCGGGACTGCTTTATGAATGGCATTTTCACAGGACAGAAATAAGAACTTTTTTTCGTGTAAACGCAGCCAGTAAACAACCTACCCCATGAGAGGGTGACAAAAGTTGACATCGAAAGGCGATCCCGTGACTAACGACGAAAAGCGAAAACTATACCGCGCGTGGGCTGATGATATCGGCGGCGGAACATCTTTCCCGGACGCCTGCAGGGATATGACGTGCGGAGCGACGACCAGGAAAGGGACACCCTGCAAAATGACGGCGCTGTATGCTTCTGGCCGCTGTAAGTTACACGGAGGCATGAGCACCGGAGCAAAGACACCAGAGGGTAAGGCACGGCAGTTAGAGGGATTCCGGCGCTGGCTGGAGAAAAGGCAGCAGACCACCAGCCAGAGTGATAGTACGCAGTAAAGTTTGCGTCGATGGTGCGCAGTACGCAGAGAGGTACGCAGCAAAAAGAAGGTTTTTTCAGTGCGTACTTGTTTAAGCGTGTTTTGCGCGTGGCTCTGTAAGTCAATGATTAGGCTTAATTATAGCGAAGCGCGATAATCGGGGGAGCGAATATGGGTATTAAAGGCAGGGGCATGAACAACATTCGCCGCAACATCAATGCGCTGGTGAGGGACATCACAGGGCGGCGCTTACCGCGTGCAATGACAGCCGCCTTGCATGAAGGTGGGCTCGTAGCAGCAATCTATACGCCAGTTGATACCAGCACCCTGATTAACTCGCAGTTTAAAGAGGTTATCACCAACGGAACGCGCATCACTGGCCGAATCGGATACTCTGCGAATTATGCAATTTATGTTCAGGATCCGAACATCCCGCAGAAATTTACCCTCCCCAGGGCCAGAAAAGAGTTTTTGCAGCATGGTGTTGCTGATGCTAAACCGCAGATGGAGGCAGCTTTCCTGCGAGAATTATCAAAACGCTGATTGCGGAGAAAACGGAACCGCTTACCCCATGAGTGGTTAACAATTGTTAAGGTTATAGCAACGATTATTAGGCCGTATTCGAAGTAACCAATTGTGCAGAACTCATATAATTTCGTATTCATTTGCAGATTTTTTTAGCGGAGATCTGAGCCAATGAGAGAGCAGACGCGGGTTTACACCTCTGCGCTACCACGGATTAACCTTCAGTTTCTGGCAGATATGCAAAGAAAGTTGGTGGATTCGAGCCAGAAAACACAGATTTTTTGTGATACCAAGAGTGGAAGGGTGTGTTTCTCTCTGGTTCCTGGCGGCTACAGTGCGACAATCAACGGGGTAACGCGAGTTATTGGCATCACGATTACCCGGGCAGGGTTTGGTTACCGGCGATGGTACATTTGCCCGCATTGTGGTGGCCGGGTTGCGAAATTATTCATTGGCCGGAAGGACGTAGGGTGTCGTAAATGCTGGAGCCTTCACTATGCCAGCCAGAGTGAAGATGAGGTCGCTCGCTTACGGCGGAGTGTGTGGAAGCAGAGGCATGACCTATGGGGGGATGATTACCCGCCCGCGGGCAGCCTGCTAAATAGCCCGCTCAAGTTTCCGAAGCCTGCCGGCATGAGATGGGATACCTTCGAGCAAAAGCGCTCTCGACTGCTAAAGACTGAATCAGCTTACTGGCGGTTGAAAGAACCGAGGGATGCTAAAGGGTTCGCCAGCGTAATGCGCAGAGCTCAGGCGTCAATGCGCTCATTTGAACGGGCATCGAAAAAGGCTACCCCATGAGCGCCCTACTATTACCCTAATGCCCACCCCATGAGCACAGCAAGACTACGGCAAGGTTAATTCCGGTTCTGAGCCGGAATTAGCTAAAAACAGCCCGTTACCTGCCATATCAGGAGCGACAACAATGTTAGACCGCATAACACTGGAGATAGCCATACAGGAGATAGCCAGGCAGAGCGGTGAAACACTTGATAACCACGCCCGCTACACCATTCGAAACGGCGTGGCGCAGGTGCTACAGGCCAAAGAAAGCCACCGCCGCAGGATGGTAGCGCCAGCCTACCAGTGGAAGAAGCCCACCGCGCCGCGCAGATAACATTACAGCGCCGCCGATAACTTCTCAGCATTGCGCCCCTGGCGCTTCCAGGCGCTGTAAATGTCTTTATCCCACACCTTACCCGCCTTAGTCTGATAACCCGCCTCATTGAGCCTCTCAGCGATAATGCGCCCGTTATCGAAACCATCCCGGATAGTGTCCGCGATAATCCCGATCACCGCCGTTTCATTGTACGGGGTAGGCGGGATCCCCTGCTTACCTCCGGCTAGCGCCGCTGCCGCTACTTCCATTCGCTCCACCAGCGCCAGCATACGGGACTGAGGGTTACTCTCTGGCTGGCTTAGTTTGCTGCGCAGAGCATCGACTAGCCACGCTGTTCTATCGCCGTCTGATGCCGCTACAGCCTGATTAAATGCGTCCTGCAATTCAGCCGGAACGCGGAATGCTACCAGATTGGATTTGCTCATGAGGGCCGCCATATCAGTGTTTTCGGTCTATACAGTATACCACTGTATAACGCTGTTATACGGTTAGGTTGCTGGCTGGTTTGTCATTTTTTGATGTCCACGCTAACTTTTGATGCGCCGTGCTGGTGGTCATGAATTTTGGAATGCTTTGGAAATTTGAAAACTACCGACAACCAAAAGAGCCGCTAGAGTGATGGTTTAAGGCTGAATACTTAGCGGAGGCATCCAAAAAGATGAGTGCTAAATTTGTACTGTTTGATACGGATTTAGTTTGTGCGCACCAGTTGCGGGGCGTGGTGACTGGTTATGACCGCCTACATGGCGATAGGGTGTATTAAGTTTGCCAGACCGTACATGCGGGGGAATCTCGGATGTAAGAGGTAGGGACAAAGTAACGGTGAGCTACTCAGTTGCTGGATTAAAGGGCAGAATTCTGCCCTTAGTGCTGAGTGGTAGCGTTATGGGTTAACCAAGCCGCACACACTCGCCTGATATCGAATTATCAGCGCCGCATGTATCACGTATTAGCCGGCATGTTCCCGGCAGGCCATAACGCGTGACATTACACCAGACGCCGGGAGAATCCGCGCTACTCTGCGTGGTGTTTTGCCGTTGCTCGTATACCGTCACCCTTTCCAGTAGGCCACCAGCAACCATGTTTTCGAGAGTGCGCCGGGTTGATTCGAGTTGATGTCGCTTATCGAAAGACTCCATACCATGAAGCAGGTAGGCCACCCCGGACACGTCGAACGGCGGAGGCCCAATCTCTCCCGTTATCCAGTCGAGATTATCCGGCTCAAAGTAGCTGAGTATCTTTTTCTTACGGCTGGTCATTCTCATGGCTGGTGGATTCCTTATTGTGGGATAGAGGTATCATACAATAAGAGTGGCGATGGTAAGATTACGGCGGCGCTCAAATTTGTATCAAAGAGGGGAGCACCCTCTAAAATCATGTACACATGGGTGTACACAAATTTAAATATAAAATTAATATTTACTTATAAATCAATGCGCTTATGTCTTTTATTGTCTTTCACATCAAGAAAAGCAAATAAGCTATCAGCAAGATTTACCCACCAACATGAATCCTTCAAAGCCCGCTCTGCCGGGCTTTTTTATTAAGGCCGATTGTAGCGACGCAACAACGCGCATGATTGGCATGTATATCTGCACGTATCCTATGAGATTTCTCATTTGCCAGCTTCGCTTGCTCAAGCAATTGTTTGAGTACGCTATGATAATATATACGCAGAAAGTTATCGCAATGATACGAGAGAAAACGCATCTGGATATATCGGAGAAAATCCACGGTGTCGCTCTTCTGTAATATGGGAGAAACTGGAGAGTCTACTTTATGGCTGAGTATTGTGGTAAATTGCGGTTCTTCCCAGGATGGGGAAATTAATCGGCAAGGAGCGATTATGTATTACAGCAATGTTGTCATCAGCTATTTACAGGCCAATAAAATTCTCGCAATGAAACTTGATCGCGCTGTTTCAGGCATAGAACAACGGGTTTCCGGTCAGGTTAAAACAATAGGTGCTGGCGTTACTCGAATCCTATATTATACATCCTGTTTTACTGATGAGTATCAGGATGTATGTAAAAAGCAGAAGAATGAGGATGTTAGATTTGCTAAAGGTATCTACCATCTTTTACAGCGTAAGAATATTGTATATGATATGCTGAAAATATATTTTGAAGAAATATTTAAGCACAAAACAACAGAGCAGTTAGAGCATATTAAAAGAATTCTGATGGCTGTTAACATTCATATCGCTGCAGACTCTCTAACCAAATCTGGATTTGTTTTAGCTACGGCTACCTGTGTTTCGGTAGGCATGAAACTAAGCCTTGATATGGGAGCGATTGCTGGGCGTTCTGCGGGGGTCGCCGTTACAGTGGCTGGCATGTATGGCGTTGTGCAGAGGGCTGCAGATAGCGCTGAGCGTCTCCGAATCTGTTATCCTGCATTCTTTTCTATACTATACGAACAAGAACTTGAAATGATGTATTTCCTGGTGGCGCCATTATTTGAACATGCCGACGCTTTTAAAGCCCAATGGGCTTCAGAGGCAGAGCTCGCTAATATCATCGAAAGAATGATTAGGTAG